ACCTACAGAAACTGCAGCATTTGGCGATATTAACGACATACCATTTGCTACTTCATTAAATGTAAAAGTAAATGGTGCACCTACAAATCTCATAGATGTTATACCTGAATCAGTCCAAATTAATATTTCTTGTCTAGTTTTTATAGCACCAACTATATAACTACCTGAAGATAACTGTACACCACCTGCTGAGTTTGTTGCAGTGGGTGTCCAATCAACAGCATTTTCTCTATCAGAAAATCTAACTAGCAATGGATCTATTGTAGATGATCCTATAGGATTACAACCAAATGCTATAACGTGCCTATCTATATCTGACATCATTACTTGTAATACTGCTGTTGGCGTATTGCTTGCTCCTGCTCTACTACTAGCTGCAACTGCTCTTGTGTTTAAACCTGAAGATTCATCCCAATAATATAATGGTCCACCTCTAGGACAAGCTATAATATCATCACCAAAATTATCTATACTCCATAATCTTAGTTGATTTGTATAACTTAATGATGTAGCTGAACCCCAAGCAGGACCACCCCATGTAGAAGCACCCCAACCTGTAGATTTTACATAACTATCTAAACCACTATTAATTTGATAAACAGCAACTGTGCTAGAGCCACCATTACCACTATCAGATGAATTAGCTAAAACTTCACTACCAGTAGTATCTTTAGCATTTATTTGAAATGTATTTACAGTTAAAATTCTAGTTATTTCATATTCTTGATTTAAAACTGTTGCTGTTATATTGCCACCTAAACTTGCAGCACTACTAAAAGTAACACTATCACCTGCAGTAGCTCCGTGACCATTTTCAGTTACTGTTATTAAACTAGAATCATCAGCTACTTTTGCAAAAGTTGGATCACCTGCAGAAGTTGTTAATCTTATAGGTGTAATATCATGAAAAGTTGTACCTTGTTGAGCATACAACTTTTTATGTGTACCTAAAATATTATAGTAATCTTGATCTATTGTATTGTAGACATGAATTTTTCTAGCAGTTCCTCTATAAGAATTACTTGCTTGTTTTTCCCAACCACCTATTCTTTCAGGTCTACCTTTTCTAAATCTTACTTTATCTGCGTCAAACCAACCACCTTCATTAGAATAGTTAGTGCCTTCTTTATTTATGCCAGGTTGAAATACAAATTTTCTTAAAGCCATAATTACACCTCATGCCATTTTTTACCTTGAAATAAAAGTGCTTCTGCTTCTCTACGTCTTACTAATCCTTGCAAAACTTCTCCGTTTGCTTTATTCCATCTTTTAATTTCTCTTGGTACTTCATCATACTCACCAGCATTTAATACTTTTAATAAAGTAGATTGTTTTAAACTATTTGGTCCTAAGTTATAAACCCAGGCTACGAGGGCATCAAATTGACTTTGTGATAAGGAAGCTTGTACGTAGTCATTTATATAGCCCTCGTATTCTTCTAGCTCTATATCAAGCATATGTTCTGCGTGTGATTGTGACCATTCATCATCTTCTTTTACACCTTTAACATGACCATAACCGATTGTTAATTTTCCTGCTGGACATCTATATGCTTTTAATTCACAACCTTCAAATTTTTTTATTAAACTTTTACCTTCTTCTGAAATTTTCATATTGCTACTCATTTTCTATTTTAGGTTGAGTAGTTGTTACTGTTCTATAATAAACAACTACATCTTTTAGTTCAGTTATATATCTCTTTATCTCCTGCATATTATATGCCATTAACTCATAATCAGGTATTGTCATAGCTAGAAAAACTAATTCACCTTCTTGCTCTTCTATTATTGCAAATTGTTCTTCAAAATTTTCAGGAGTAATTGTTAGCCATTTGACTTCTCTTAAATCTATCTCTCTAGGCATGACAGGTTGTATTATCTTTCTGTCTATAGGCTTTGTTTGTACTTCTATATTTTTAGTTGGAAGGAGACTGCAACTGCAAGCCATCATCAAGACTATCAACAGTACCACTGAGTTTTTCAATATCTTCCATAATGTGTTTAGTTCCATTATTTATCTTCCTTTGCATTTCTATTGGATCTTCTAAAATCTTAGCAGTAAGTTTATAGTTTCTTATAAACTCTGAGTATCTATTCAACTCTCTTTCTGCTGCTTGATTTTTTAAAGTCATTTCTAATAATGAATTAGATTGTAATTCAAAATCAGCTTGTAAAGATTTTATAGTTTCTTTTTGTTCTGCTATAGCATTTTCTAGTTTTAAATTATTATCTTTCAAAACTGTGTTCTCATTCCAAATGTAATAACACAAACCTGAAAGTGATAGTATTATTGCAAATAAAAATTGATACATTATAGTTCCTCTATTTTATAATTAAGACCTTCAGCTCCTCGTATTTCTACTATCTCACCTTTTTTTGTTTTAAATTTAAGATGTTTTTCTTTCTTAACATAAAACTTTATAACTACAAAACTTTGATCATCTTTGTCACCCCAAGTCGCATTATAACTAACTGTTAAATTGTAGTAAGTTGTAAATAAACTTTTGAGCCACTCCCAAAATTTTGCCATATTAATTAGCTAGTGGATTTTTATCTAAGTCCTTTAGCTTTTCTTTTAACTCTTGTATATCTTCTTTAGAATCAGAAAGCTGTACTTTCATTGCAGCAAGCTCACTTTCTATTTCAGATACATTAGGTATCTCTATACCATCTATTTCTTTTTGTAAAAATTCTACACTTGTTTCTATAGCTACAAATCTTTCTTCTATAGCTTGTACCTCATTTTCATTATCACTAATACCACCAATCTTAGATTCTAAATTTTCTAATCTATTTATGTAAGTTGCACCTGTATAACCAAAACCAGCTAATGTTCCGACTATTGATACTAGAGCTATTAGTTGTGTTGTTTTATTTTGAAACCAATCCATTATTCCTCCTGTAAGTTTGGTTGTTCTTGTATCAAGATATTCATAGTATTTATATTACTACCTGCTAAACCATAAAAGGCATTTATATTATCGTTCATAACTATGTCACTGTAAATTTCTTTAGCCTCATACCATGTATCTTGTTTAGGCAACTCTAAAACTTTATATCTATCAAAACCAGGTACAAAACCTAAATATGCAACTAAAGTTGTTTGATCTGCATATTCTCCTGTTTCTTGTTGTTGCTGTTGTATTTCTTCTTGTTGATTCTTAATATTATTTTCTATTATTTGATTAGCTATTTCATCAGCCTCACTTGCAGATACAACTCCTGATGTAGCAGAACTAATATCACCTTGTAAATTATTTATCTGCACTTCAGCCATAACCATTTGTCCACCATCTGCAGTAGGTAAAGGTATAAAGCTTGTAGTAATACTATCACCTACTTGTGATCCTGTGCCTGACATATCTGCAGAATTTTGTGACATAGATAATAAATTATTATTTTGCATAGAGGCAGAAGCTATTTGATCACTTATACTAGGAGAACTACTTGTAGAAATAGAACCACTAGATATGTTTTTATTATTGCCAGTGTAAGCATTTGAATTAGAACTAGAACTACCTGTGCCATATCCTCCTGAATTAGAACTTTGCCCACCATAATTAACACTTTGACTTGCTGTTGCTATAGAGCTATTTACTATATTTAATTTCATATCTCTTTTGCTATCACTATCAGCAACTAACTCTTCTTCATGCAGTTCTAATATTTCTTCTTCAGAAACTTCTTCTTCAAGTTCTGCGACTTCTTCTTGTTCTTCTCTAATATCTTCTAAAACTTCTTCTACTTCTTGCTCTATAATAACTTCTTCTCTTTGTTCTCTAACAGGTCTATCATCAGTTTGTGCTACTTCTTCGTAAGGTTCTTCTTGTCTGCCTCTTTCATTTTCAAACCATTCATCTAATTCTTCTATGCTATCAAACTCAACAAAAGTTGTAGGCTCTTGAAAGTCATCTATTAATATAGTTTCTAAAACAACTAACTCAGATAGAAGTAAATCTGAACCTAAAGGAGGTAATACTTGTGAAACTTCATGATCTGGAACTTCAAAAGTATTGAAATTTATATAAGGTTGTTGATGATCTTGTTGTGTATCTATTGGCTCTACATCCATTCTAAACATAGAATCTGAATGATTGTGAAAAACATCTTCATTATGTATATCAAAAACTAATACTTCATCAAATAAACTATCTTCAAAAACATTATTTTGTCTAATTATTGTCC